AAGCTTCAACAGGTCCATATCGACCACGCCATGTTTGAGTGCGACGGCCTTCAGTTCGGCACGCATCACGCGCTCATTTGCCGCCTGTTCAGCTTTCGTGCCAGCCTCTTGAGCGGCCTTCTCGGCAACGGTGAGTTTTTCGCTCGCTTCCTTGAGCGCCACATCACGCTCTTGGAACTTGACGCGCCATGACTTGGCCTCTTCGCGGATTTCAGATACGTACTCACGCGAGAACGATTCACGGGGCGGGTTCGCTGCACGAGCAGCGGCAGCAGCAGCGGCGGCTGCATCGCCACCGCCGCCAGCGTCCGGGTCATCGACATACGAGCGAGCGAGGGAGAAGCCGAGAAGGTGAGCGAGTAAGGAAGAAATGCGCATAGTTGGTATGGGCTTCAGCCCGATCCTATAGAAATGAATAAAGCCCGCATCTAGCGGGCCGTTCGGTGTTGCGCATCGTGCGCGGTGTTAGTCGCCGGTTGAATCCGGGACGGGCTTGGTTGCTACTGCGAGGGCAACCGCTGCGTCTGCTGCGGCTTTCTGCTCGATTGCGATCTTCGCCAGTTCGGCGGGAACGTCTTCGATGTCGTATTGGTCAGCGATGGATTCCGTTGCGGTTTCCTTCGAGAGAATTCCGCTCGTGGTGAGCGACGACAGGGTGCTAGCCTCGTTCGTTTTGTCGGTGAACGTTGGCGCGTACCAATTAGGCCACTTGAGCGCCAACGGCTCATCCGTCGAAATGGGCGCGATGTCCTTTCCGTTGGAATCCTTCAGGCCGGTTTTTTGGGATGCCTTCGCAATCATCTTGTAGAGCGAGAGCAAGCCCTTTTCACCGTAGCTGATGCGCAGCTTGTCAGCGAGCCAGATAAGCGCCTGGTTCATCAGTTCCATAGCGCGGCCGGATTGTGCCGCGGCGATCTTGTCTGCGTCCGCCTTGTTGCCGTGGATCGACTCGAGCCCGACTTGCCGAGCAAGGCGCACGAATTCGAGAAGGGCATCGATAGAGCCTCCAGTCATTTCCAGCATCTTGGCGTCGCCATCCGGCCCAACCACGATTGCGTTACCGCCTCCCTTCACCAACGTCCCGCCAGCGCCCATAGTTGGCTCTTTAATCATCATCGTTGGGTCGAGGTTGTATTTCAGCGACCGCCCGCCCTGGCTAAGCAGATAGTCAATCTCGATGTTCGTGTCGATGGCGAGCTTGAACGTGCATGCGCCGTCGATGTCATCGCCTCCGGGCAGATTCTTGATCCACACGATAGGGACGAAGCCGAGCGTGTGCGACTTGCTGCGCTTCGCATCGATCACCGGAACGTAGTCCAGTTTCTTGGGGATAACGGGCCACGGGTCGAACCAGTTCTCAGCGTTGCTATCCCATGTCCGCTGAAACCAGAAATCAGCGGCGAAGTCATCCGGGCTGATCGGATAGTCCAAGTCGAATAGCGCTTTGCCCTTTGTCTTGTATTTCTCCGTTACCAGTGTCAGCGTATCGGGGGCGTCGTCTTGCCATGTCGGCGTAAGGAACTGCGTCGGCAGAACCTTGAAGAAAAGCCGACTATTCAGGACTCGCATTTGAATGGCGACTGAACCAACCGAACCGCGTGTAGCGGCATCGATCATTACCTCGTTAAGCGAGCAATCTTTAACGATTGCCGCAAGACTCGCAACCGTGTCGGGATTTTCAACTTTCGCGCTTGGAAAGTGTTCTTCACTAAAGAGCAATCCGACTGAATCGTCTACGACTGCTCGGCATAGAGCATAGCGAACAGATGGCCGACGATCCCTCAGCTTGACATATTCTTCAGCCTCGTTTTTCTCGGTATGAAATGAATTCGGCAGGTTGTCGTATAACGTGCCGTCTAATACTGTGTTCAGACAAGTGATGTCGAACGCGCGTTGAGGTAGGTCGTTATCCTTCGTGCGCGTTGCTTTGAGCGTGAGCCAGATAGCGGCCTCCTAGTACGGGACATATGGTTTTTGATGCGATGCGATCAGGCCACCATCGGGTAGGCGCGTCATTACGATGCCTTCGCGGACGGTGTTGTCGAATGCCTCCTGAATCGCTTCTTCGATGTCGGCTCGCTCATACTTGCCGACCGGGAATACTTGGCACGATGTGATGTGTTTGCGCGTCATAGGATCGATCCAGTTATCGGCTCATGTGTCCGGTTTGAATGCGTTGCGCTGGAATCCACACGTGTTTCGTCCAGAGGTAGTAACCAACCGAATCGGGCATGTGATCGACGTTTGATTTTTTATCTGGCTGGCCCGTGGCCGGGTCATACACGAGTTGTTCGAAGCACTCGATTACGTTCTCGCATGACGGGTCAACGAAATAACGCCTCACTCGATGGCCGTTTAACAACCAGCCGTTCACGTAGTTGATACGATCACGAATGAGCGGATGCGCATTCATATGGATGACGTTGAAACCCTTCTCTCGAAGGATCGAAATATCAGTTTTCCCTTGCGCGCTAGTTTTCTGCTGAGTCCCGGCCGGGTCTGGATATATCGTTATGTGCGACAGGTCTGGCTTCATCGGGTCGAATGACTCTTTGCCGTAGCGCGCAATGATCTTGTCGGCTAGGTCGTGCGTGTTGCTGGTCATTTCGGCAAACTCGCCAACGCACCAAATCTCGCCGTTTGGCTGCTCTTGATGAACAGACGCCGACATAGGGTTGACGTTGAAGTCCATCCCGATATGCAAAGGCAGAGCAGGGTTATACGGGCAAGGCTTTACGGACTCGGTACGGTTGAAGCAGAGATACACCGTTCCTTGCGTCAGGTTCACAAACTCGCCAGCTAGGTACGCCTCGATCAACTGCGGCGGGTAGCTGTCGCGCAGGTTGTCAACATAGTCATCCGGCAACCACGGGTTAGACCACGTGGGGGCCTGGATCATCACGTATCCAGCTTTAGGCGATTTCTTCCACGTCTCATAGACGAAGTTGAAGCCTTCAGGCGTGGTGTATGCGCTCACACGGTTGAACGTGCCTGGAAGCTGATTCCCGCGCTTATCCTTCAACTTCTGGCGATTACGAGCGATGATCTTTCGCCACGCCAGATAGGCTTGCGCCTTCTTCAGCGTGTCGATTTCGTCAACGTGCGAGCGGTACGCTTCATACCCGATAATCCGAGCGGGGTTTTCCAGCGTCCGCAAAATGAAATCGCCAATGCCGGGTGACGACGTGTAAATGATGTTTTCGGTTTTGTTGTACTTGTACCGAACGCCCATTTCAGACAACTTTTCTTCCATGCGCGGGGCCATGATCAGGCGCACAAGGTCGTAAGTCGGCTCATACAGGGCGATAAGTGACGAACTGGATTGCATCGCATCACGAATCGCGCAGTTCGCCATCGTTTCAGACTTTCCAACACCAAACCCGCCGACGAACGCGGGATATTTGGCGTCGAGCGCGAAGAACCGAGCTTGCGGCTCAGTCATCTGTGACTGGATGATTCGCCCCATCACTTCACCTTGGGCGGGACAACGCTAATCACCCATTGCGGGGGCTCATCGTCATCAGCAGGCGGCTTGTTACGCTCTGCCTCCATCAACTCCATGCGCATGCGTTCAAGAGACGCTATGCGCGCCGTGAGGCGGTCAATGTGCGCGTTGTAGTCAACTCGCTCATAAACGCGCTCAGGGCCAGCCGAATATTCGGTCGATTCCTTATCGTTGAACTTTTGCAGTTCAAGCCCGTTTTGGTCGTTCACCATCGCGGCGTTCTGAGCAGCAAGCGTTGCCTCTAGCTGTAGGCGCACGATCACGATTTCGTCATCGACATTACCCAGGTTGGCGCGAATGTACGCAGCGCTAGCCTGTTGTTCTGGACGGATAACGCGGGCGTATATGCCTTGTTTCAGCGCGTTCGTGATGCCCTTCGGCGTTGCCCCGCCGTGCATGCGGCAACGCTTGCCGTCTTTTACTGCCTTGGCTCCGCACGGAGCGCCCGTGCGAGTTTTTGCCCCGCAAAGTGGACGCATAACCAAATACTCCTAAAAAGGTATTGACGTGCAAAATACCATTACGGTAGTATTTGGCATCAGCCAGGGAAACACGAGAGCGAAAATGTTCTATTCCGATTACGTCTACGCAGCACGCAGGGTATTTGCCTATCTCGCGCTGTTCAGAAATCACTATGACGTGTGCGACAACGGGAAAGTCATTCGCTCCGTCTCATATAACGATGTTGTTTGGTGCTAGGGGCAATAAATGAAACGGTTCTACGTGTTCCGCGAGTCGGACGGTTGCTTGGTCGGCGTCGTTACAGCTTTTACCGAGGCGTTCGCATGCGTCACAACGGCTCGCAAGGAAGGATGCGACTGGTTAGACCTGTTCGCATCTAGCAACGTCTTTGCGCTGCGTCGGTGCTATGAGCGCGCCTAAGAACCCGGCAAAGCGCTGCGAGAACTGCGCACGCGGCAGTTTCATACGCACCGGCACGGACGCGAATCGAATCGTCGCCAATACCACGGGGCAGTGCGCAATCGACGCGGCTCACGTGTGGCCCTATCAAACTTGCCGTCTTTGGATACCAATCAATGAACACATTCAGCAAGCCAGCGCTTCTATCGTCGGGCTACGGCGTAACAGGTGCAAGCGAGTTTCTGTTCCGGTTCGATGACTTCGCAACCGGCGACGAGTACGCAACGGGCCTCGAAGTTGAGTTACGCAAGTTCGCCATCACCAAGCGGACGCCTCGCGGATTCTGGATTGATCATTATGGGATGCGCCGCTTCGTTCTTGCGCCAGATCGCAAGCACGGCGGTAAGCGATTTGCCTATCCCGACATCGTTCTAGCAAAAGAGTCATTCATTCGCCGCAAGCAAGCGCAAATAGGGCACGCCGAGCAGACATTGCGCCGAGCTAACTATGCGCTAGACATCATGGCGGGGAGGTTCAGCAACCCGCACGAATGGAGCTTTGCATAATCCCCATCAAATAACCATTGACGCAAATACTATCGAGAAGGTAGTGTTGGCGTAATCACAACAGGAGGCCAAATGGCAGTCAAATGCTCGAAGTGCGAAAAGAAACTACCGGAAGGGGCGTATTGCAAGGGCTTCTCATGCCCGCTCAATCCTAGTTCGCTCGAATCCACCGCTCCGACCACTGGAAGCGCGCCGACTGCACTGCACTGCGCTTGCGGAAATATCGCTGAGACGCGTGATGCGCATGTGGATGCTCTGCGCTGCAAATCCTGCTGGTCTAGATTCGCCGCCCCTGCCAGTCCCGAAGCGAACGTGCCTGTAGCAGATG